TTGTGGACAAACGACTATTGTATTTCTGTAACAGTTCATAGTTTGGAATGACCAAATCTTTAGCACCCAACCATTCTTTCATTTTACCTTTGTTAGTAAAACCTAGTCGCTTACGAAAGTCTTTTGTCATACCAAAAACTCCTCGAGTGATGGTTGATCCATCAATGCCTCACGAAGCCATGCTTTACCAACTGCATCAATTGCAGCTTGAGTCTTTGCTTTCTTTTTATCACCCCACTTATAGGATTCTAGTCCTTCTCCACGGAATTGCTCTCGTGCTTTATAAGGTGGAAGTGCTTGCAGAGGATTTACGATTGCGTTGTCTCTGTAGGCAATTTGCTCTGCTCGTGTAGGATATAGTGGCTGGTCGCTACGGAGTGAACCTGTTGGATCAACTGCCCAAAAGACCAAGCCATTCCGTAAGTGCCAGCTGACAGAGGAGGGAGTGCAGGAGATTTTAAGTCGTTGAGTTTTACGCTCTTCGCAGGCATAGCGGATCCAAGCATCCCAGCACTTTGACGCATAGCCCTTGCCTTCCTTTCCTTCCAGAGTAACAATTTCGTAGAGATTTGCATAACCATCCCGATTAAAAGTAGCAAAGATTAAACAGACAATCTCACCATTGTCTTCAAGAGCCATTGGTGGACATTTCTCATAGTTCTTAAATCGATACCACAATGAATGTGCAGCCGATAAGAACTTAGTGTTCTTACCAGCTGGCGAATTTTTGATTAACTCTTCAACCCTAGTTGAATTAACGAATAGCATGTTGTAAATCTACGGCATCTGGCACTTCGACTTTTTCAATCATCATTGCAAGATGTTCGTCCATTGTAATATAGTGATTCATAAGAACTTCAACTGGGATACCACCAACATTTGCACGAGTGGCAATATCCGATGTAGAAGTAATTATACACCCATTTGGTATGGAAGACAAGTATATTGGTCGTTTTCCATTGCGATAGAAACGCAACTTCTTGGATTTGTAAAGTTCCACTACACCCATAGACATATGGCTAAACTCACGAAGTGGATCGTCAGAATGCAAGACTAGTTCACTATCATTCTTTGTAATGCAATCATAACCATAGAGTTCTTTCCAGTTCTCAGGTAGTTCTTGCGTAATCACTCCGTTGTGAACGATACTCTTTTCACCACCTTCCATTGGTTGATTAAACTCTAGATCGCTAGTTGAATAACGACAGTGACCAATTAAGTAAAGATTACCATCTGAACTGATTAAGTCTTTGATGTTATCATCATGCAGATGATTCTCAGCAAACTTATCGGCTGGAACAGGTTGCTTAATAGTGACGATCTCATCCTTAGCCCATGCAGGTAAGAATGAGATACCTGTAGCGTGCATTCCACGAATCTTGGACTCGTGGAATACTCTGCGAATCATAGCGAAGTCTTGCTTGGTTGGTTCAAGCAAGATTAAACCAATAACGGCACACATTATCCGAAGAACTCCTCTAATGAATTAGCACCTGCTTCTGGGTGATACTTCAATAGTTCGTCACGACCAAGTTCTTGTTCGCAGAAGTTGAACCATTCTTCAGACTCCCACATTCCTGGCCATACGCCATTGAAGCGATGTTTGTAGTATGGATGATTAACATTACCACGACACCATTCAACATACTTCTTACGAGTCTGTTCATATTCCCAAGAACCAAGAGTCAACATACCTTCGTGGAAGAAAGCAATGATAGAGATTCGTTCTGCGTTTGGATCGTCAAGAATCAGTTCCGTGTTACCATGCAAGCCAGCCATGTTGTTAACAAAAAGAAGATCTCCAGGACGGATATTAACAGCGTATCCAATTTCTGGGAAAACAAGATATGCTCCGCTATAATTATCTGAGTTACTAAAGACGCAGATATTAGCAAAACCATTTTCCATGTTCGCTGGGTCATAGTGTGCCGCAGTTCTAAAGTTACGGTTGACAGTGATAGTAGAGAATGGTGTATCAGGAACTAGGAATCGCTTGTCAACCTTTGATGCAGCTTCCATCTGATTACCATATCGCCATGGTAGCATTTCCTTAAACGCTGCAGCAAGATGCTGTAGATATGGATAAGACTTAGCAAACTTCTCTGGATTCTGTTCAGTATATGAAGTCGCACGACCATAAGGAATACGAGGATATCTATCATACCAACCAGCAATACCAGACAACACAGAGTTAGCATATGTAGTCTTACAAATTAGATCCTGTTCAACCCACTCTGCTTCTGCAGCTTGATCATGTGGCTCTAGTTTACGAGTATTCTCAACCCATGTTTCAAAGTTGAATGCAGAGTCACGAACTCTTTCGATTGACCAAACCTGTGCACGATTGCTAGGAATGTCTGCCTTACCATCTTTATACTTTGCTTGAATCGCAGTGATTGGATCTTCACCTAGTAGGTTTGCTTTGTTATCTTTGAATGCATCAATAACATCCCACTCATATGATGTAACCCACTGACGATTACCCAATGAACCCTGTCTTGGTCCAGCTGCAGTTCCACGATTCTGTGTTTCCTGTGCTGCATCACGGAGTCCTTCGTAAGCAGACTTAACCATCTCATCTGAGAAGTAGTTCTTACGGAACTTGAACACGATGTTCTTTTCGTTCAATGCACTCTCGCAATTACCACAATCTTTGGCGCAGTCATTATTTGACATGTCCATTGAGCAAGATGGTGGCAAATACAAATCCATATCAGACTCAACGAGTGTATGATAGTCATTCTCGTCTAGCCATTTACCAACTAGGTCTGGTCTTGGAACAACTTGTGCTTGCTCCAATACAACTACCTTTACATTTCTTCCTGTGTCGATACTCATTTCTTTCTCCTAAAACTTAAACCCTTCGAATGATTCTGATTTCTGTCTACGACCAAATGTTGATTTATCAAACATTGGGACATCGTCATCATCTTGACCAGCATCAGCTAAACCAGTTTGGGCAGATGCTTCTACATCATACAATTTCATCTTCGCTCTATCAATTCCAACCACAAACCTCTTATAGAAACTTGGGTCATTATAACGATTCTTTAATTGTTTAACAATAATCTGGTTCAATGCTTCCAACTCTTCATTACTCACCAACGCAAACATAAAGTCTGCTGTTGCAGGCAAACCAAAAGACTCTGAAGTGTCCTCAAGTCCTGGATCTGAGTTTGTATATCCAGATCGAGTTGTTTGTGTAGCACTAACAATTGGGACATTATATTCAACAGCCAACCCTCTCAGTTCTTCTGCAATTGCCTTAATATATGTATAAGAGTTAATACTTCCACCTTGCTTCATTCTCTGTGAAGCACAGATGTTCAGATAGTCAATGAAGATAATATCTGGTTTGAACTCTCGTTTCAACTTCAGTTCTTCAAGCAAAGCACGGAAGTGACCTGCATGAGCACTGGCAGTTGGATACTCTTTAATGATTAACTTACCTTGAGTCTTCTTAGCAATCTTGTCAAGACGAGTATCAAAGATATCCTTGTCAATCACTTTTAGTTCGTCCATGGTCAGGTTGAGAAGGTTCGCATCAATTCGTTCTGCGATTCTTTCTTCTGCCATTTCCATAGTTATGTATAATACATTTCTACCCTGATTCAAAACAGAACCAGCCACATGACACATAAACAATGACTTACCAACACCAGTACCAGCCAGTGCGATGTTTAGAGTTTTCTTACTTAAGCCACCTTTGGTGATTTTGTTAAACATGTCAAGGTCGAAAGGAATTTTCTCCTCGACACGATGGTAGAACTCGAATCGTGCATCATGGTCTTCGATGTAGTCGTGACCGATATGACTATCAAAGCAAACGGAAAGAGCATCAGATAGGATAGAAGGTATAGCATCTTGTGTGTGTTGTTTATCTCGACCATCAATGATTGAGATTGAGTTAAGGATAGCATTATAGACTGCTCGGTCTTTACAGAACTTCTCTGTGTTCTCTAGCAACCAGTCTTGATTCACTGGCTCTTGTGACAAGCCACTGATATACTGGTCTAACTCAGCCAACTCCTTGTCAGTCAAATCTTTACGATTG